ATGGCATATAGGACAGGTATGAGCCTGATTGCCTCGAGCAGTAGGTTTGCCTGGTCCTAAAACGGAATTGACTACGTTTACAACTAGTTGATTTACCATGCGCGGTAAGGTAAAAAAGAAAGCTTGGTTTCCCAAGCTTAATTTATGATTCTTACTTCAAGAAATCTTGATATTCAGTAGGTAACATTTTAAGTAAAGATAATCTATAACTTTCCTTTCGGCTCATTTGTTGGAGTATATTTTCAATTTTTTTCATAGCAGCAAAAGTATGAGGAGTATCAGGATAATTTAAATCATCAATAGCTTTTCTTAAATTAACATATTGAGTAACTACTTTTTGAATTTTTTCTTGTTCAGGAGTTCCTACTTTATTAATCCTATTTTCAATTAAATATTTTTTTAAATCAAAATTGTCCATTTCCTCTAGAGTTAACTTTGTTATAAATATAATAATAAATGTTTAGGATAAAAAATCCTTGGTGAAAAACTTACCTAAAATATTATCGTTATAGAACTCCTCTGGTTTTTCAAGCACTGAATATACAAATAGATATTTTGTCTCGTAGTAAGTTAATAACTTTTTTGAGGTGGCCAAATGGAGAATTTCACGTTTGAACTCATCTTTTTTACCCTCTTTCAACATAACTACAATTTCCTTGTTTGAACCATAGTATGTTTTCCAATCGGATTCATTCATAGCTAGCTTGTAGGCTGGTTTCCTGCCAGCCACGTGAGTATACTCTAGTAGTTCCTTTTTAGTGAGTTTTACTTTCTTTTGGTGAAATAAAACTTTTTTACCAATGTAGGCTTTGCCTGTTGGTTCATGAACTACTCTATAGATAAAACCAAAGGTCCCTTCAGGGAAGGAGGAGAGTGCCTCCATAGGTTCGTTTTTATAAGTCCACATGTTTTATCGGTCTAAGTTAATAAGAATAGTTGTGTCCGTTGTATTTGATGTTTGTAACGGTTGAGCTAATTTTCCTACTGCTAATAACTCTTGGTTTTCATTATATAACCCTATTGTTGTTATATAAGGTGAAAAATATGATGAGGTAACATAATCATATACAGAACCAGTTGGGTAAGGGAAATTATACCATGAACCCGAAATATTAGCACTGCTTGATACAGTTGACGGGTTTAAAGTATAATTAAATTCGTTTTCTCTAATAGTACACTTATATTGTGTTTCAAAAATTGTATATGAAGAAGAGAATGAACAAGTAACATTAGAAGCTTCTACTGAACCCGAAGCTAAAGCTTGGTGAGTTATAATAGCTAATCCGTGTGGGTAAATTATGTTTCCAACATTTACACTACCTGAGAGTAAATTACCTTCTCCATCATCTGTTATAGTGTAAGTACTACCTGAAACAAAAACATAACTAAATGATTTAGGTTGAATATTATCTCCAAATAGTTTAGAAGGAATAGAAATCACTCCTAATTGAGATCCTGTTGCTAAAGGCCAATATCTAGAAGCTGTTAAAGTAGACTGTAAATAATTAAAATATCTACCAGTTGAAGTTTTTAATCCTACTAAATCATTCCCTTCAGTATTGCTACCAGGAATTAAAACTGGTTGAGCTACAGGATCACCATAACTTTGAGTTAAAAAGTTTGAATAATATAATTCTTTAATTGAATTATAAACTAAAACTTGATATTGAGTAGATAAAGTTCCTGTAGTACTTTGATTAGTTAAAAAAGAACCACTAGTACCTAAAAATCTATCAACGCCTGTTAGTTGACCATCAGAACCTGTAGCGAATTGAGATTCGGGAAGATAAAACCCTTTATTGACCGTAAACGGTAATAATTTTAAATCAGAGGCTAGGAATTGTTTGTAGGCGATACCCATTCATTAGAAATCTAGCTTAACGCGAACTAAGGCTTCTTTAGTGAAGTCTTTAAGTAGTGGTCTTGATAATTTAGCTACAGCTAATAATTCATTAGTATCATTATATAAACCAATAGTAGTAATATATACTTGAGGATTGTCTATAAAGCTTGAATACAATACTTCACCGGTTGAACCCGAAATAAATGATGGGTTTTCTGAGTAGTTAAATTCTGAACTTCTAGGTCTTACAAATATAAAGTCTGAAGTTACGGTTTCTTGTGAATTAAGAGTAAATGAAGAACCACTAGCTATAGCTCTAAATAGTCTTCCATTATTATCACCTGGAGCATCATAAGATCTACTTACAATTAATCCAATACCTCCCGCAGCTAATGATCCTGATAAGGCAACAGGGTTTAAAAGGATAGTTCCAATATCTGGGAGTAACCAACCATATGAACCTGAGTTAATACTCCACCCATCAGAATTAGTACCTCCACCAGTTGAAGATACTTTTGTACCTGCGGCAGAAGCTGTAATCAAATTATATACTCTACCAGCTTCAGTAAATGTAGTTGAAGTAACATAATTACTATCATCTGTAAGTTTCATTTCACCTAAAGCTCCTGAAATTTCTAAAAGTAAAGATCCAGGGAAAATAGCTTCTTTATAACGATTTCGTTCAATTGAAATAGCCCAAAAATCAGATGAAGTTACATTACCAAATATAAATGAGGCATTTTCATCACCTAATACTAAGTTCTGGTATTGACCGTAGATAGTAGAAGTGTAAGATGAACCTGTTACAGCGTCATTATAAAATACACTACCACTACCATTTGAATTACCATAAGCAATAGCAAACTGAATATCAGTAGCTGCTGAAGAGGAATATACGTTTAAATAGTAGTTACCTGAAGCTCCTGCGGCTTGGACTGAAGAGGTAAAGAAATAAGTTAGTGTTGGTACATTACCAACCCACATTGCAGCAGTAATCGAATCTGAGGAGATTACAAAATCGTCGGCTTCTAATCTTTTAAATGACATAGTCTATATATTAAGATACTTTTGTTACTGTTACTGGGATGGTTACTCTAGCTCCTGAATCTCTACCTTCTACGGTTAATGTTGCGTATAAAGCATTTTCAGAACCAAATAAAGTATTAATAGTAGTTGCTTTTAAATTCAATGTAGTACCTACTACAGTTTTAGAAACGTTAGCACCAATTGTTGTAGTTTGGTTAAGAGCAGTTGCTTGTGGGGTATTAACACCTGCACCTGTAAATGTACTCATTAATCTAACATCAGAGATAGTAAATGTATAACCTGAAGGTTCTACTTGGTTACCACCTGTATAGTTTAGAGTTTGTGGATTAACCGCTAATGAAGCTCCTTGTTTAATAGTAATTGAAGAGAAACCTAGATCTAGGATAGGTAGTTTAGCAGTACCACGAGGTAAAGTAACTAATTTATACTTCATTACTTGAGTTTCGTTAGGGAAAGCCTCTAACAAAGGCATGTTTTGGATTGCTTCACCATAGTAAGCAGAACCAGAAGGCTGATTTGGATTATATAAAGTATAATCGATCTCGTCATCAGCTAAAGCAAACTGCGTAATTCTAAAAGTACCATCTGCTTGGGCTAACAACTGACGGCCCTTGGTAGTTAAAATAGCATCTACAGTTACTACTGAGTTATTTAAATATCCCATTGTTTAATCTAGATTTTATTATAAATATACAAAATTTTTATTTCTTAATCACGTTATAGTCCACCTTTTGCGGTTCCACTCCCCCCAGATGATGGAGAAAATACCCATGTTTGATTTCCTTCATTCCAAATATAAATTTTACCATCAACTGTTACTTGTTCTCCATTTGAAATACCTTTTCTACCTACTGGGAGGAATAAATTAGTATTTTGAGTAGGAGCAGCTCCTGTTGTTGTAGCACCTCCTGTACCTGGGGCGATTGGTAAGCTTACAGTAGTAGTACCCGTTGTGGTTACTTGAGGTGTTATAGTAGTATTTTGAAGTACTGATAAAGAAGATTTCATACTAGTATTAAAATCTGTAGGTACAACATATCCTCCTCTTTCACCTATACCTGATGGGAAGTAATCTAAACGGATTTGTAAAATAGTAGGTTGTGGGAATGGATTAGCTTGCCAAATAAGAGCAGACAAACTTTGATTTACCCCAATATTTCCCTGACCATCAGTGCCTAAAGGTCTAGTTTCAGGCACTTCATACCCAGATCCGGTTTTAAATTGCCAAAAACTTGCTGTAGTACCATTTATCATTCCTTGCCCAAATCCACTACTTCCTGAAGGGATTAGATTTATACTAGCTAATTCATAAACACCTTGAGTAGCTAATGAATTATCAAAAGTATGATCATAGTTAGATCCACTACTAAAAGGAATTAGTGAAGATTGACTAACGTAATATTCTTCAAAAGTTGGTAAAGGATAAGCAGAAGCACTATATAAAGTTACAAACCATCTGTTACCAGCATTTAAACTAGCACTTACTGAAATTGAAGCAGAATATAAAGTATCAAAATTTGAACCTGTAGCATATCGATCATTATCATCTACAACTTGACTTTTTAATACAAAAGGTGAAGCAGGTGTAAATCCAGTACCATAAAATACTAATCCTCCTCTAGTACTATCAACCCATGAACCACTAAAATTATATGGGGCACCGGCTCCAAAAGTTTGTTGTCTTGGAATAAAATATACAGAGTTAGCTGGGAATCCTATCTGACCATTAGCTGTAACTATGCTATTATCTTTTATAGGAGAAACATCATTAGAAAATATTTGAGCTGATTGGTTATACCCTAAGTATTGGTCTACTAAAAAGTTAAATATCTCAGGAGTATTTTGATCTATAATTTCTGTTTTAGATGGATCTTGGAATATACCAATATTTTTAATGTTTAAAGCTGTACCTTTAGCCATTTCAGGGTAAGTACCCTGAACGTAATCAACATTAAATGCAATATTACCATAATAGTTAATAACAGGATCTTTACCAAATGACTGATCACCTGGCCATGAACCTGTAGGTGGGGTATAAACATTATAAGTAAGACCAGTTACTTTAGAACCACTATAACGAGGTAATATACTTCTTCTAACATTCCAGTTGTAAGATTGAACAGGAGCTAAAGTAGCTGAGCCTGAATCAAATTGAGAAGCTGATATAACTGTTAAATAATTTACTGGTATAGTTCCTCCTTGAGTATAATCTAAATCATAAAACCCAGGTGCCCCTGCTGTTATAACGGCATTATCAATTAAGGCATTGTATTCATTATAAGTAAAATCAACGTTTACACCTGGTGAAGTTATAACTGAGAAATTTTGGTTGGAGTTTTGAGAGGCTGTAGTATTGAATGGAGCGTTTTCTCCTGAACCTAATCCTACAACGGGAACAGGATTACCGTTAACATATACTGCAGTTCTAGTAGGACTTAAAGGAGCTACAGTAATAGGAACAGGTTGACCTCCTTGATAAGAACCAACAGAAACTGTAGTTCCGGTTTTATCAATCCAATTCATAGTTAGGGCTTCAACTTGTTGCCATAAGGTAGTATAATTTACTCCACTAGAAGGAGTTCCATTAGTACCATCATCCGCGGTATTATTTACAGTAACACCTACGAAATTATATTGTAAAGGAGATTCAAAATACAAAGTAACAGGTTGACCAACTGCATCACTACTACTTATACCAAACACAAAATTTGCGTATTCATCAGGAATAACTAAAGCTCCAGTTATTTCATTATCTATTAAAAGTACGTCTTTTGGAGGATTATTAGTTGGAGACATTCCAAAGAAAGGTGAAGTACCTCCTACATATGGAGTAGCCCATCCTCTATTAGATTGTTGTACAAAGTTAGCTTCATAAAAAGGTCCTGGGTCTAAATTGGTTACTGAAGCTGATCTAAATTGGTAAGCTGTAGAAACAGGAACTAAAGTACCATCTCCTATATCATCCGAACTTCCTAAAGCATTTAATCTATCTAAATATAAAACTTTTGAACCTGCGGCATCCCCAGATCCAGTACCTAAAACAGTAGTTGTAATATATCCTGTTCTAGAACCTGAAGGGATAAATGTAAATGCAGCTTGCATTAAACCTTCATTAGGGGTTCTAGTTAGTAAAAAATCTATAGAATTTTGTTTAGCAGTAAAAGAATCAAATACCGCTAAACTAGCAGTATAGTAAGTTACAGTAGATGATGGGCTACGAGTTACTAGATCATATAAAATAGGAGTAGTGTTAACTACTAAAAATGGATTATCACCATTTAAACTACCATTTTCAACTACTAGTTCTGAACCACTTAATTCACCATCAAAAAATTCTTGGGCATTACTTTGAGTAAAGGATGCTAAACCTAAAGGTGTAGTGTTAAATCCTAACCAACTTTGAGTTACATTTAAACCAATAGAATCATCTATAGGAGAGGCCCAAGGAGCAGTAAATAATTGACCATTACTAGCAGTAACAGGACGATTGCCTCTATAAGTGTCTCCTAAAGTAGCAAATCCACCACCTTGTGAACCTGTTATAGTTTCTAAAGGAATAGACTCATAATCGGTTGAGGCTGTAAATATAGTTTGCCCATCAAGTAAACCACGAGTAGAGCCAATTGAAGCTGTAATAGTAATATCTTGGAAAGATAAAGGATTATTCATAGCTCCGAATGCTATAGAGCTAGAAATATCTACTTGTGGTACTGGGTATTTATTTCTTTCAAGTAAATGTTGTTTAATAACTACACCTGAAATTAGACTTGTACGAGCTGGTACAAAGTCTTTAATCATTTTAAATAATGAATTATCAAAAAACTTAATAAGTCTTATGTAATCGTTAGCATCATAATTGCTAGTGTACTTTTCAAAATATGAATTTCTTAAAGCATTTAAAGCAGGGTACGAAGTTTCTTTAGTAAATACTTGTCTAGGATCCCCAATATATTCTCCTAAATTAAGACCAGCTAATTGAGCTGTAATATCATCATTTATTTCGTTTTGTGGAGAAAATGCTACTTCTAACTGATTAAGATCAGGAGTATATGATTGAGAAACTGGTGAATTTTGTTGAATGCTAATGTATGGGGATAAAGTATCTCCGGCTGGGAGTATCTCATCTACTACTCTTATTTTATCTGCTACTCGGTTTCTAATACCAGCAATTGGTTCTAATAAAAATACTTGTTCAACGTTAGGTCCAAAATATGGAGTAACATTAAAATTGAAGTTACTATTAGAAGCAAACGAAGAAGTAGTAATCCAAGAACCAGTTACTTTAGGATGAATTGAAACTGAACTTGTATAAAGTTCACCTCCTAAAGAGGCTCTAAATGCTAATTGATCAGGAGCACCATTTGTTCCATTACCGTCAATAGCATCTGGGTCCATTACAAAATCATCAAATGATTCTTCATTTAATACTACTGTATAATATCTTAATTCCTGGAATGAACCAGAGAACATATTATAACCTGCTAAGCTACCTGTACCTAAATAACTAACACCACTTGACCCAGTCCAAACACCATCTGTACCTGTTAATGAAGAAGATGCTTGGAAACCAATTTGGGCAGCATCATCTCCTAGGTAAATAGTATTTTTAGCGTATAAGTTATAGTCGTTGTTATCTCTAGTTAACATTATAGACCACCAACCACCATCAAAGAATGGTAAATATACGCTAGCAGTTGAATTCAGATTACTTGTATTTGGGTAAAAATCAAGCTTAGCATATTGATAGTAAGTATTAACTATTGAACCTGAGTAAGATCCTGTAGTATAAGCTGAGCCTGTGTATTTTAAAGTAATTGCTGAAGTTCCACCCCCACTATTTAATGACCATAAACTTTGAGAGAATGGAATACTAGAAGTAGGTAACCCGTTTGTTTTAAATCTAAACTCTAAAGTAGCAGGAACATTATCAGGGGCACCCCAAGTTGAGTTAAGTGTCCAAGAAGATGAAACATAATTATTTCCTGATGAGGTTAAAGCATAGTTAAATCTTTGATACCAGTAATCCCAATCGTTTGTATTATCTCTATCTTTACCTCCAAATTCACTTATTCTTAATTCGGTACTAGGAATACCATAAGAAGAAATAAGAGCACGAATAGCTTGTGGTGTGCCTTTTTTCTTAAGTAAGTAAGGTATATTATGATACAAACGCTTATAAAGCATTTTATTTGTATCATCTTGTGGTATAAGCTCGTTAGAGGCAGTTACATATGAAGTCACATAATCTAAACCACTGCCTGTTGGAACCGGTAAAGTACCGGTAGTTCCTGGTAAAGTATTTGTAATTAAACTACCTGATGGACTAATACCTAAAAAAGCTGTGTATAGACTATCTTGTGAAAAATTATTTTGATAAATTTTTAAACCAAAATCTCTAATAGCTTGAGCAACTAAGTCTTTTGAAATACCAAAATTAATACGGTTATCAGCATCAAACTTATTAGTTACGTCTTTTAAGTAAACCCAAATATTATCAAAGTTTTGACCCATCATCTCTATAAAGAGAATGTATGGTTCATTTACAGAATCGTTTCTTACGTATTCTGGGATAGTATAAATAAGGTTATTTTGATTTCCATTATCAAAAGTAGCACCTGATCCTGTGTAAGTAGTTAACCAGTTTAAACCTGCTACACTACCTGTGTTAGCTAAAGTAAATGGTGGTTGTGAATTAGTTTTAGGGTAAGCAGCCCCACCTGAGGTATAATAAAGATAATACTCAAAATCGTCAAAATTTTTAATTAAATTATTTATTTTAGTTTGAGTAACTTCTTGTGAAGCTGAAGTATAGTAAGAGGCAGATGTAGAACCTGTAATAGAAAAAATATAAGTATTTAAATCATTTTGATAACCTTGAATTAAACTTAATTTTTCATAAAAGTTTTTAACACGTTGTTCTGCTGAGCTGAATTGTATAAAATTTTCCCATAACATTGTAGAGCCTGAAGCATACTCAATGTTAATATCTATACCTTTTTCTTCTAGTAAAGACTGTACTTGCTGGAATGAACTTGTTAAGGTGGTACCTACTAAATCAGCGTATGATTTAAACTCAGTAGAGTTATTAATTTCATCCTTTATTTGCAAATTGACATTAGGGCCCTGGAGATAAGTAATGTTAAGATCTACAGGTATAATTTCAGATACGAATGAAACATTATAAGCAATAGGATCAGCTACCTTAGTAACAACCCAACAAGTAGATTTTATTACAAATTGTTCAGGTAAAGCCTCATATAATTTAATAAGAACATCAGTTCCATCTAGCTGTGAATTAACAGCTATTACAATCTTATTATCTCCAAAATTTAAGTAAAAACCATCAAAGTAACTTGAACTAGCTAATTGAGCACTAAACTCTGGGTAAGTTTCTAAAATAGTAGAACCTGAAACAAAGTTACTAGAAAGTCTTAATTCAGTTCTATCTGGGGATATGTCTTTGATGTAAAATGAAGCGGTAGGATTACTACCTAATTCATTTTGAAAAAAATTATAAACTATATTATAAACACCAACATCATACCCATTAGCTACTAGTGTAACCGAAGGATCAATATCCATAGTAGCATACCCACCAGAAACTATAATACCAGGATCTTCTGTGAAAGTATAATCTACTAACTGACTACCTGTTAATAAAGTATTATTACCATCGTAAATAAAATATTCTACATAGTCCGTAGAAGTAATAAAAGACGAGGTTACTTCAAAATTAGGGACAATAGTGAAGTCCTCGAATGTGTAATCCTGGACTGCGAATATATCGGGATTGATGGGTGTAATAACAGGTTGTTGCATTATCTAGAAATGTCTGCTAGTGCTTGGTTTAATTCTAAATTTTCTTGTCTTAATTGAGTTATTTCCTCTAATAAAGCTTGAATTTCTTCATTTACTCTATTGAACTCGATATATGTCCCACTTCGTTCAACTAAATATTGATGTGAATTAATATCTCCTTCTTTTGGGATTTGAAAAAATAAATTTTCGTACTGTACAAAAAAATCGTCTACTGTAAATGTTGGAACAATTGAAGCTGTAGGAGGAACTAACTGAGTGAACGAAGTGTTCACTGTATTTAAAAAGTCTTGTTTATTAAAGACATTTTTATTTAAGTTAATTCTCTCAGCCATTTATTACTTTAAATGAATAATTATTATCTAAAACTATTGTAGAACCTCCTGAAGTAGTTTGTATTAATATAGTATAATATCTTTGGGGTTCCAAGCCATTCATATAAAGATCAAAATAGCTTGATTGATTATCTGCACTAATTCTTGTATATGTTGAATCAAAATTAATTACATATTCATTAGTATCTAAATCTTTTACAGCATATAAAGACCCAGGGGGTAAATAATAACTAGTAGTATAAATAGATGAAGTTTGAAATGATCTTTGTGGAAATTGAGGTCTAGCACTTATTCTAAATCTTTGAATACTTTCACTAAAGAAGTATCCCTGGTTATTATCTAAAGAAGCATAAATATTAGACCCAGTAATTATAGTTTGAGTAGAAGAACCGGTGTTAAATGAATAATCATTCCATTTAAATTCTAATTGGGGTGGGTATATAGTATGAGTATCTACTGAAAAGTACTTTAAAGTAACTTTTTGATTGTAATTATCAACAAATTCTTGTGAAGGGTCTTGTCTAACAATAAATCCATAGTTATTCCAAGAACCACTGTTCCATTTTTCTACTATACCTTTAACATTAAAGTTCAAATCAAGATCTGATCTGTAAGAAAAAGTTTGACTAGCCTGGCTTCCTGTCCACCAAACTCCTCCACCTGGAGTATTATTTGGATCATATGATCCTGTAGTTCCGGATGCATAACTAGAAGTTAACCAAGGAATACTTCCTGATTCTTGAGTCCAAATCCATGAAACTCCATTTTGAACTTCGGGATCACTTAAATACCTACCAGTTCCCATGTTCCAAGATTGAGACACGGCATTAGCTAAAACCACAGTATCAGTTTCAATCCCTTCTACATCAGCTACAAATATCCTTAAATTAGCAGTCCAACTAGAAGTTCTAATTAAACTAGCAGAAACATAAGCAAGGTCCGCAGAATTAAACTGAGTAAGAAATCTAGATACCTGGGGTAAATCCCCAGGAATTTGTAAAGCACCTGTTATAAAATTAGTAGAAGCTTCTATAATTTCATCAATACCCGTATTCATATTAGGGTACGCTGAATATAGTGTAGCGTCTTGGGTTGGGAATATTTTGTATACTGCCATTTTTTAACCTCCTCTTCTTCCGGTTCCACCAATTGCACCTTCACTTGGTCTTCCTACTACTCTAGGTAAAGAACCAGCAGGTGCTAATCCTCTAGAACTTACATAATCAATGTAAGTATTTTTAGAAGTAAAAGTTTGACCAGGAAAAAATACCTGCTCTTGTCCTATAGTAGCAGTATATGGTAATCCTTTAGTTATAGGACCCCCTGAAGGTAGAGGGTTTTCCATGTCTAAATTAGTACGATCAAATGTATTAGCTAGGGGGATTTGAGATACTGTGGTAGGATTCCCACCATCAAAGGATATATTAGAATCCCCATTTAGTAATTTATCTAGCAGTCCCATAGTTTATTTATAAATATATCTTTTAGAAAGTTACTACACGACCAATTATATCACTGTTTGGATATTTTACTTCAAATATTGAAGGATCAACTGAAGGATAAATTATGTTATTTACTGTAGCTCCTTGTATATCATATCCATATTGAGAATATCCTAAGCTAACTCCTGCTTTATTTACTATTTCAATATTTTTTACAGTTTGTACTCCTTGTATTCTGTCTAAGATGTTATACAAGTCTCTTAAGATGATAGGTTGATTAATCTGCCAGTTATCTATATTAAAGAAGGCTTGTAAAGCTACAATACAAGCTGCTATAACTTCATTTGAATTAAAGTTAGGAAGTACAATTATATCAAAATTAACCCCAATGTTAATAATAAAACCATTTTTAATATTCACAGTATCGTTTATCATGCGGTACTGAGATAGATAGGTTTTAAGATTATTTTTAAGAGCTGTTGAAGGTATTTCTAATTGTTTTTGATTATTATAAGCTAAAGCATAAAGATCTAATGATGTTATTCTTTCATTAGCGGTTACTTCACTTGCTTTTTGAGGAGTAGTATATACTTTAGCTATTTGCCCATATTGAGAAGGTAAACTTAAAGCTCTAACTAAATAGTCATCCTGAGTTACAGTTCTAAGTTGTGAACTAAATTGAGAAATTGAATTTTGTCTTAATTCTTCAATTGAATCACCATCACCCCCACCAGAAGCAGCAATTAAATTATCAACTGCAAATGAATCAAATATATTTTGAGCAGTTACAGCGTTTAAATTAGATTGTAAGAAATTTAAATTGCCGTTAGATAATGTATTTAAAACACCTACTTGTACATTTGATGACACCCCACCACCTGTTAAATATCTTACCGTTAAAGTGGTATTAGACGGGGCTATACCGTAGCTATCTGTAAACATAAAGTTATTAGGAGAATAAGCTACGTTAAGTTTATCTTGTTCAAAAGGCAATCCTATACCTACGTTGTCTGGGTTTGGGGTTACTTGCTCATCAAAATCTAAAACAGTACCAGCACCAAATTGTAGTTGTAAAGTATCTGAATCTTTAAAACGAGTTACAAATCTTCTAGGAACGGTTTTTAATTGAAGTAAATAAGGAACTTGAGACTGATCTGATGAAAAATTAGGATCGTTTGTATTTACATTTTGTAAAGGTTCATAAATTGTTTCTTGTCCTAAATAATCTACTTCATACCAAATATTACCTTGACTATCAACAATATCTAATACTTTAATAATTTGGCTATCATTAATTTCAACTGTTGGAAATTGTTGTGGAGACCCAAAAGTAAATGTTGTAGTGTTAATAGTAGCTGAAATAGCTTTTCTAGTTTTAGTTAAAAGATATTTACTAGGTTGGTTATTTGTAATTTGAAAAACATTTACAACTGTAGGATCTAATGAACTAGAAAATGAAAAATCAACAGGATCTTGTACTAAAAACGAAGGAGTCCCTGTTAATGTAGAACCAATAGAAGCGTTTTCTGCTAATTTTAGAGCATAATCAAAATCAGGTACAGTTACACTGCCGGATAATTTAGCGGGAACTTGTTGATAAAATGTAAGTTCAACTCCTGCAGGACTAGTTACTTTAGGTTTATAACCTAACATATAAGCTAAAGTAAGAAGATTTGATTCTTCTCTAGCATATTGTAAAAAGTTTTCTTGAATTTGATTATCTAAATAGAATGATAAAATGTCACCTACATAGGCAGCCATGTCAATAAACATAGTACCCGGAGATGATGGGGTAAAATCATTATAGGTATTTGGGAAGTAGGTTCTAGCATAGTCTATAAGCTGTTGCTTTAGAACTGTAAAATCTTTTGCTAGATAATTTATATTTTTATTCTCAGCCATTATTGGTTAAAGTTTAAACTAACGGTATCAGTTTCTCCGGATAACACAACTGTATAGGTTATATTTACTTGAATACTGTTCAAGTCCTCACTTCCTAAAATTTCTAAATTAGCTAATCTTACATCGGGAAAATTAGTAGCTAAATCGGTTTCTATTTTAGACTTTAAAGCATCTAAATTGCCCTCTGTAATTTGCTCAAATATAGTAGCTCTTAAATTAGCACCATAAGTAGGTGTTAATACTCTTTCTCCTTTATTAGTTAAAAAAAAGTTTATGAGATTTGAGTTAATTTGTTGTTTAGTAGTATAATTAGAATTAAAAACAGCAGCTCCATTAAAAGGTAAAGCAACCCCAACAGCCTTAGCAGGTTGAGTATCTATTGGGAATTTTCTACCTATAAAAATTGCCATTACTTTTTATTCATTAATCCCATAATCATATCTAGACCTACATTACCTTCTGGTAATTTAGAGCCTTCACCTGAAGTATTCATACCTGGGGCTACCTGTAAAGTTGTTTGGTTCATGCCCATTCCTCTAGCATCCATTGAGTTAAATGAAAGAGTATCTTGTCCTCTTCTCATATCACCCATAATACTTTCCATCATAGCTCTTTTTTCAGCTGCTGATTTTTGTGGGATTTGAGTGGTAGGAGCGTCAACAGTTACAGGATGCATCTTATAAGCTTCCTGAATTGGGGCTTTAGGAGCACGAACTGCTTCCAA